CAAATTCCGTTTCTATTTCCGGCGGGTCAATCTCAGGCATCACAGACCTTGCCATTGCGGACGGTGGCACTGGAGCGTCTACAGCAGCGGGTGCTCGTACAAACTTAGACGTTCCTGCAAACAATGGGACAGGTGCTTCAGGCTCGTGGAATATCAATGCGGCAACGGCTACATCCGCAACCTCTGCTACCACCGCAACCAATCTTGCCGGTGGTGCAGCAAACAAGATTGCGGTGCAAACCTCTGCGGGTGCTACGTCATTTATTGATGCTCCTACGACTGCCTCAACCTTCCTGCAATGGAGTGGTGCTACTTTTGCCTGGGCAGCCGCAAGTGGTGGTGGTGGAACGACTACTAATCCTGCTACCTTTAATAATTCTGGGTCGGGCGCAGCATCGGGTACGACGTTTGATGGTTCCGTAGCAAGGACGATCAGCTATAACACAGTTGGAGCGCCATCAATTACCGGTGCCAATGCAACTGGTACATGGGCAATTGATATTTCTGGTCAGTCAGCACAAACGGCTGCAATTTTTGGTGGCGGCACTAATCGGATTGTTTACCAGACTGCCGCAAATACGACATCGTTTATTACTACCCCAACAGTCACTGATACCTTTCTTAAATGGAATGGAACGGCGTTTACTTGGGATACTTCTGCCGGTGGCGTTACTTCTGTAACTGGAAGCGCTCCTGTCAATTCAAGCGGTGGATCGACTCCTGCGATCAGTCTTGCCTCTGGTTACGGTGATACGCAGAATCCTTACGCGAGTAAGACTGCTAACTATGTCCTAGCCTCTCCTAATGGCTCATCTGGAGTTCCGACATTTAGGGCCTTGGTAGCGGCTGATGTTCCTACGCTAAATCAAAACACAACAGGAACCGCAGCGAGTATCGCAAGCGGTGCGGCAAATCAATTGCTTTACCAATCTGGTACGTCAACCACAACCTTTGCCACTGCACCAACGGTTAGCAACACTTACCTGAAATGGAATGGAACTGCTTTTGCTTGGGATACGCCAACAGGAACGGGAACCGTAACGTCAGTGGGTCTGACGATGCCAACAGGCTTTTCAGTGACCGGATCGCCTGTTACAAACTCGGGTACGTTAGCCGTTACAACATCATTGAATGGCATTCTTAAAGGTAACGGATCGGGATTTACTACAGCTACTTCAGGAACCGATTACGCTCCGGCCACAAGCGGAACATCAATTTTGTACGGTGATGGTTCGGGTGGTTTTTCTAATGTCACCATTGGTAGCGGGCTATCGTTTTCCACAGGCACACTTAGCGCAACAGGAGGCGGTGGCGGCACAACAACCAATGCCTTGACACTGAACAATTCGGGTTCTGGTGCGGCGTCTGGGACAACCTTTAATGGTTCTACAGCCGTTACACTTTCCTACAACACGTTAGGTGCTGCACCAGCTCCTACGGGTACAAGTTCGCAGTTGCTTGCTAACGATGGTGCAAGTGGATTTTCTAATGTTAATGTTGGCTCGGGGTTAAGTTTAGTTGCAGGAACATTGACAGCAACAGGTGGTGGGGGCGGCGGTTCTTCTTCTCAGCTTGAATACTTAACAAGTATTACGGCAAACTATACGATTGCAAACACGGCCAATGCAATTGGCATAGGGCCAATCACAGTAGCGAGTGGTGTGAGTGTGACTGTCCCTTCAGGGTCAAACTGGACTGTCTTAAAGAGTACGGCGCTGGCAGCGCTTTATTAAACGAGGATTATATGTCTGCTTTAATTATCAAAGGCAATACATCGGGGGCAGGGTCACTGACACTGCAATCAGCCAATACATCATCAACCACGACGCTGACGCTTCCTGCAACAGACGGCACTTCAGGCCAAGCCATTACAACGGATGGTTCAGGCAACCTGACGTTTACTACCGTCGGTGGAGGTACAACCACTAATGCGTTGACCATGAATAACGCTGGTTCTGGTGACGCATCAGGAACCACGTTCAACGGTTCAGCAGCGCGTACCTTGAGCTATAACACGCTCGGCGCAGCGGCTACAGGTGCATCTAATACGTTTACCGCTGCACAAACATTTCGAGCAGCTAATGCGGTTAGGTCTGAAGCAGCAAGCACTCAAGATGCCGTTGTTGTAGCAGGTAGAGCAGGCGGCACAAGTTCGTATGCGGTGACGCTTACGCCAACGACATTGACGGCAAACAGAACGGCTACGTTTCCTGATGAGTCGTTTACGGTTGGGTTTAGGAACGTCCCAGCCGTTGGCACAAAAACTTCAAGTTATCAACTAGCCGTTGGTGATGTGGGCAAATATGTGCAGATAGGTTCAGGTGGGTCAATTACGATCCCAACAAGCACATTTGCTGAGGGCGATGTTATCAGTCTGTTCAACAACACCTCGGGCAGCATTACGATTACCTGTTCTGCGCCTACCGCTTACATTGCTGGTACAGACACCATCAAAACATCCATGACGCTTGCTACACGAGGTGTGGCAACGGTTTTGTTCTATAGCGCAACAGCTTGCGTTGTATCTGGAAACGTATCATGACAGGCATTCTTCTTTCTTTGCTTGGCTCCACGTTTGGTGGAGGCGGCGGTGGTGGCTACACCGTCATCCAAACCTTTACAGCTACCTCTACGTGGACTTGCCCTGCTGGTGTTACAGAGGTTGAGTATTTGGTTGTGGCTGGTGGCGGGGGTGGTGCCAGAACGTCACTAGCGGGTAATAGCGAAGGCGGGGGTGGAGGCGGTGCTGGTGGATTCAGAACTGGAACTGGTTTAAGTGTTACCGCTGGAACTGATTACACAGTAACTGTAGGTAGTGGTGGTGCTGGCGCTTCCACATCAGACACCAATGGCACAGTTGGTTCTAACTCTGTGTTTTCCACAATTACTTCCGCAGGCGGTGGTTACGGCGGAAAGATAGACACGGCTGGCGGCAACGGCGGTTCTGGTGGCGGTGGTGGATCTGGAACAGTAGGAGGCGCCGCTGGTGGGTTAGGAAATACCCCAGCAGTAACACCATCGCAAGGAAATAACGGTGGTGTAGGTCAGCAAGCAAGCGTAGGCGGCGGAGGCGGCGGCGCTGGTGGTAATGGTGCTCCTTCTGCCGCCACACCAGTTTTAAGTGTAGGAGGGGCTGGAGGTGCTGGCGCAACTTCCTCTATTTCTGGAACCAGCACGACTTACGCAGGCGGCGGTGGCGGTGGTCAATACTATACTGGTGGAGCAGGTGGCTCTGGCGGTGGTGGCGCTGGCGGCGGTAGTGGTAGCGCAGGTACTAGCGGCACAACAAATACCGGCGGTGGCGGCGGTGGTGGTAGCCGAAATGGAAATGGCGGCACAGGCGGCTCCGGCATTGTTATCCTCAAGTACACCGTAGCATCCCAAACCGTATTTACGTTCAAAGGAACGACCACTTGGAAATGCCCGACAGGTGTTACCAGTGTTGACTATCTTGTGGTTGCGGGTGGTGGTGGGGGTGGTGGTATTGGTGCAAACGGTACGACTGCCTCTGGAGGTGGTGCTGGCGGATTTAGAACTGGGACGGGGTTATCTGTTAGCGCAGGAACCAATTACACAATTACTGTTGGAGGTGGTGGTAATGGTGGTGGTGTTGGATCAAGAGGTTCGTTAGGTAGCGATTCGTCTATAGCTGGCTCACCTATTACAGAAAGCCCGTCTGGTGCGGGTACAAATACCTTTAAATCTTATGGCGGTGGGGGTGGTGCAACTGATGGAAACTTTAATGGTCAAGCTGGTGGGTCAGGTAGTGGGGCATCAGGAAATGGGACAGTAGGTTCAGGTAATTCACCCAATACATCACCATCTCAAGGCAATAACGGTGGTACTGGAATATACAGTGGGCCAAACTGGGGTGCTGGTGGCGGAGGTGGTGCTGGAGCCGTTGGAGGTAATGGAACAACTACTACAGGTGGTGTTGGTGGTGCCGGTCAATCATCATCTATTTCTGGATCATCAGTTACCTATGCTGGCGGCGGTGGCGGTGGTGTTTGTAACAGTACCAGTGGCGGTGCCGGTGGTAGTGGCGGTGGTGGCGCTGCTGGCCCAACGGCTGGAAGCAGTGGTGTTGCGGGAACTGCTAATACTGGTGGTGGAGGCGGCGGAGCTGTTAGTAGTACTGGGGTTGGCGGCAGTGGAGGCAACGGCGGCTCCGGTATCGTCATCATAAAAATAAATCAATAAGAGGGTCTATGACAACAAAGGTATTTAGGTTTTTGGGGATTGACACAGCAATGCACTTGCTTCGTCCAGGTGCAAAGTGGGAAATATCAAACAACGTCTTTACTCGGTGGGATGATCCACGGCCATGCCCAAGCATTGAAGAAGTGTATTGGGTTATTGACAAGATCAGAGAGTTTGAGGACAGCATCCCAACAATCTACACCGACGAGCAACTGAAAGAGATGGGCGTAGCCAAAGAGGAATTTGAACGTGCAATTGCATAATCTGTTTCCAACTCCTGTAGGCTTTGCTGAGTTAGGTCGCCCCTTGTCAGATGAGGAACTGTTCTTCATCCGTGAGCTTGAAACACGTCCTAATATGGGCAACACCACAAGCACGAACAACTTTGTCTTGCGTGACCCAGCTTTAACGTCCCTGCGCTCATTCATCGAGGATGCTGTTTCGGAATACTTCAAGTCCACAGTCAATCCTAAGCACAATGTAAGCCTGAGAGTGACGCAAAGCTGGTGCAACTATTCAGAGCAAGGTCAGTATCACCACAAACACGCTCATCCTAATAGTTACATCTCAGGTGTGTTCTACGTGCAGACCAACCCTGATGACAGGATTTACTTCTACAAAGACGGCTGGCAGCAGATCAAGTTTCCTCCTGACCAGTGGAACCCGTATAACAGTGAGAGTTGGTGGTTTGAGGCTTATGCTGGCAGGCTGATTCTCTTTCCTTCGTCACTGACGCATATGGTTCCAGAAATAAAGGGCGAGGACACAAGAATCTCACTATCGTTTAACACCTTTCCCGTGGGAGTTGTCGGGGAAGAAATGGATTTAACCGGACTCAAGCTGGAGGCTTAGATGGTTACTCAAGAACGCCTAAAAGAGTTGTTTGAGTATCGTGATGGGTTTCTGTATGCAAAGCAAGGCTATCAACCAAAATTTACGCCTATAAAGGGCGGCCATAGGTATATTAGGATGCGTGTCGATGGGAAAGTCTATCCGCTACATCGGCTTGTATTTTTGTACCACCACGGATATCTTCCCAAAATAACAGATCATGCAAACAATGACCGGTCTGACAATAGAATTGAAAATTTGCGAGACGTTACGCAAAGCCAAAATTGTTTAAACCGAAGGGTTCATGCCAACAATAAATCAGGAATAAAAAACGTTTATTTTGACAAAGGATGCAAAAAATGGAGCGTCCAAATAACGGTTGATAAAAAACGCAAATTGATAGGTTATTTTGAAGACATTGAATTCGCTGAATTGGTTGCAATTGAGGCAAGACACAAATTTCACGGAATATTTGCAAGAGGTTAATGATGGCTCATTTTTGTAAATTGGATGAAAACAACATCGTCACGCAGGTTGTTGTGGTAGACAACAAAGATACCGCTGATGCGTTTGGTGTGGAGAAAGAACACATCGGTGCTGCACATCTTGAAAAGATTCTTGGTGGTGTATGGAAGCAGACAAGCTACAACGGCAATATGCGTAAGAACTACGCAGGGATTGGCTACACCTACCAAGCAGATATTGATGCGTTTGTGCCGCCTAAGCCCTTTGCTAGTTGGTTGTTAAACGCTGCTGCGCAGTGGGAAGCTCCGGTGGCGATGCCTACAGACGGCAAGATGTATTCGTGGGATGAAGAAGCAGTCAATTGGGTTGTGATTAACAATTCTTTTTGATGTGAAAGTTTTGGCATGACACCGGAACAAAAGAGCGATATCGTTTCAGAGTTAACGAGAGCAACTCCTCCTGTCGCAATTACGACCGCGGTAACTGTTGGTGGATTGACACTAAATGAATGGGTGGCGCTTGCGACATTGCTCTATATTGTGCTTCAATCCGGCTGGCTGATCTGGAAATGGTATCGAGCCGCAAAAGGGGCAAATGATGGCAACTCTGATAACGGATCAGGAGTTCATTGAGTTGTGGGATCGATTTAAAAGTCCACAAAAAATAGCCGATCACCTCAAATTCAACCTCAGAGCAATCTATGTCCGGCGTCGATCCATAGAAGCTCGACACGGAATCGTTCTACAAGCGGATCAAACCGCCATAAAAATAGAACATGATCGCATCCGGTCAATTATGGACATCAACGGCTATGTCGTGGTTTTTTCTGATGCTCACTTTCAGCCAGGTGATGTATCTCCAGCATTTGAAGCACTGCTCACAGTCATAAAAAAAGTCAAACCAAAGGCAGTTATTGCAAACGGCGATATCCTTGATGCTGGCAGCATATCGAAATTTGGGCCTACTGATTGGACCCCGCAAACCAGTTTGAAAGATGAGCTTGAGGCCGTGCAATTTTTTATGGACAACATTGCAAAAGCCTGCAAGGGTTTTGGGACAATTTTGCACCGTACCATCGGAAACCACGATCTTAGATTTGACCGTAAACTTGCGGGATCTGTGCCCGAATACCGAGGAATTGCGGGAACATCACTGAAAGACCATCTCCCTGAATGGATGACGAGTTGGTCCGTGATGGTCAATGATGTCTGCATGATTAAACACCGATTCCAACACTCAGGCATTCACTCAGGATACAACTCGGTTTTAAAGTCGGGAATTTCAACTTGCAATGGGCATACGCATTTGTTGGAAGTCAAAGGTTGGGGCGACTATCGAGGAAGGCGATATGGCATCTCGACAGGAATGCTTGCTGATCCAAATAATATTTCGTTTCGATATTTAGAGGACAACCCCGTCCCCTGGTGCTCTGGATTTGCGGTATTAAAGTTTGAGGATAATATTTTGTTGCCGCCTGAGCTTTGCGAGGTGATTGAGGGGCAGCCTTATTTCAGAGGTGAACGTGTTCCGACGTAATTTAGCTGCGCTGTCTTTGTCTGCTGCTGCGCTGATTGGCATAGCGGTTCACGAAGGGTACAGCGAAAAACCGATCATTCCTGTCAAAGGTGACCGGCTAACCATCGGGTTTGGTGACGCAACCAATGTGAAACCAACCGACAAAACCGATCCTGTGCGAGCGGTGATTCGTTTAGGAGAGCACGTTCACAATATAGAGAAAGAACTAAAGGCTTGCATTGATGTCGAGATGCATCAATACGAATGGGATGCTATTGTTTCTTGGGCCTACAACGTAGGTCCGAGCGCGGCCTGCAAATCGACTTTGGTCAAGAAACTTAAGGCTGGCGACTACGAGGGCGCTTGTGCAGAGTTGTTAAGATGGGATCAGTTCCAAGGCAAGACCCTGCCAGGCTTGACCAAAAGACGGCAGGCTGAGTACCAACAATGCACTGGTAAACGAACATGATCTTTAGGCAGGAACTCATTGCGATCATTGTCTGCTTGGTCCTAGCAGGAACTCATGTTTACGCTTATTTCTCCGGAAGAGACACAGGCAAGCGAAAGTTCGATGAGGCCATTGCAGAGCAATCTAAAAAGCTCGCGGAGGCAGAGGCTAAGAATCGAGAGATCGAACAGCAACTAAACCAAGACAGGCAGAAAATCGAGGTGCGCTATGTGGAGTCGAAACGTAAAACAGCGGCTGTTGCTACCAATAATCTTATTCAGCTTGACGAGCTGCGCCACGAACTTGCCGCCCGAAGTAAAACCGCCGCAGATTCCACCACCTCCTGTGGAGTTGATGGAGAAACAGAACGCGCTCTTTTCAGAGCGTGTTCAGAAACTCTTGTTGGAATGGCGCGAGAAGCTGACGAGGTAGTAAATAAACTTAGTGGCTTGCAGGCTTACGTTTCATTGTGCCAATCTCAACCCTAAGCATTTCCGCGGTTCTCTCTCCGTGAGTGCGTAAGATTCGTCGGTAGACGGCTAATTGTTTTTCTCTGCTTAAGCCGACCATCAATTTTGCCCAGCCTTGAATGACAAAAGGCAGCGCCCTTTGATACGCTGCCTCTATTTCTTTCAGATCAGATGTTTTGACAGCTAAAATGATGTCAGTCCACCCAGCCATGTTTTGCACTAAAAAACAACGTCCCTGGTCTTGGCTCGTGAAAAAACCTCCGGTTCTTCAAGTCTTTGAGTGTAAGAAACGCTGACGGGTTCTCAGCCTGAATAATTCTGATCGCCCGATCCAAATCTGGATTAGCAGCGTCCCCTGGTTTATGTGCCTTTTGCAACATAGCTTGATGTTTGCTGGTGTGCATCTTTGTCCTCAAAACGGAACATCATCATCAATAACAACTTTCACCTCATCTTTCTGCTGAAACTTAAGGCTTAAATATTTCCCGTCAGAACCCTCGTTAACCCATGACGAGACCCAGTATTGAACGCCCTTGATCGTGCAAGACCCTCGGTAATCAGGATGAGAGTCTTTCTCCTTTTTCTTGTTTTTTGAAATTGATCCGGTCATATCCTTTGACATAGCGATTGCTCCATGATGTCGACCTCAGACAGAAAAACCTCAAGGTCAACCTGTATTTTCTTGAGTTCCTCTGCCCTTGGTTCATAACGAATAATGAATAACTGTAAGTGATCTGGCAGCCTTGGGTCGAAACTTACGAAGTCGCACCAAGTCCTTCCGGTGACTAGCATTTGTGTCAGCATCTGTGCTTTATATTTGGTTGGAACCTCCTCGGAAAGAAGATAGTCAACGTGAGTATTTGAGTTGGGGCATTTGATCTCAATCAAACCATCCCCTGCAAAGCCATCAGGAGACGCTCCAAGCCATTTTATCGTCGGGTGCGTATGAAACCCTGTCTGCTCTACAAAAACGCCCGTATGGGCCTCATAAGCCGCCCTAGCAACAGGTTCTTGTTCTGTACCCCACAACATCGCGGTATTCGTAAAGGATTCCACTTGTAAGCCCGTGAGACGCTCTGTAACGAGCTGGATAGCGTAGTTGCGTCTTGTAGCCGTGCCTTGCTTTGCAATCGCGTCTGATGCTCGTGAGGCCGTCAGATGGCCTAGTCTTTGTTTGAACCACTCTTCACTTTTTTGCACGTTTCACTCCTAAGATTCCTTGTTCGATCAGTGTATGTAGGGTCTTGAGATGCGCTGCGTTCCAGAGTTCGCGTCGTTCTTCTTTTGTCAGTCTTGCGCCCTGATCTAATTCTATGTGACACCTAAAACACAAAGACGCGACCAAAGTATCAGAGACCTTGAGTCCCATGCCTTTGCCTTGATTTCTGTGGGCAGCGACAACGGTTCCGTCTTCTGCCCCACAATGTTGACAAGGGATGAGCCTGCAAGCCTCAAGGAGTTTTGTGTCTCTGTACACGGTCAATGTTCCTCAGGTCCAATTCGCAATCCTTCATCTCTTCTGTCCAGATTAAGTCCTTTTCCAGAGCATATTGCAGAAGTTGCTCCACAAAGTCGGAAAACTCTGAAACTGTCAGAGAAGCGGTGGAGGGTTCGATCTCTTTGATATGACCACCAGGCAACTCCACAACCCGTGTCTTGAGAAATCGTACTTTGGCCCATTCGTGCCAGATGTCCTGACTGTACTGCCCGTTCAAGAGTTGTTCTGAACAAGCAGCAAGAATTGACCAGTAAAACCGGTTTTGAGCGACGGTTCTGGGTGGTTTTGTAATCGCAACCATGTAACCCAGAGGGGTTTGTTTGATCGCCTCAATCACTTTCACGCGCTCATGCTCTGTTGTCAAAATCACTCTCATTGCGTTTGCACCATTTAAAGTTTGCTCTGAACGCTCGTCGAGCGGAGTCTTGGAATTTGTCATGTTTTTCAGAAAACATCGCCTCAAGCAATTTTTGCTTGAATCGTTGTGCGTCAACATCCAACCACATCAGGTAGGCATCAAGGCTTTCAGAAAACAAAAACCTCATCGCCGTGATCGAATCATTTTGGGGTTTGGTCACAAACGGAGCACGACACGCATCGTCGATTGCCAGTTGAATCACCGCCCAAAGCAATTTCTTGCACCGGTCGTTTTGGATCTCGTTGAGAACACCGTCTTCAAATTTTGTCAGATTCATTGACTTCTGTCAGTTTCTTTTTTTTAGTTTCTTTTGCTTCGTCGATAGTTTTAATCGCTTCAGGATCGTGCTTCAGCTCCTTGTAGGCTGCCGCAAAGATCACCTTCAGATCGTCGATGGACTTGCTTTTCTTGATCTTGCTGACATGATCTTCAACAAGTTTCTGATGGCCTTCTTTACTCTTTACTTCTTGTTGAGTCGGTCGCACTTCATGCGTCTGGCTTTCCGAATCGTTATCTCCCTCGGTTGGAATACAAAACGCTTGCATGAGCGCGTATTTATAAGCGGCTGACATAGCTTTATTAGTTGCTTTATCACCGGAGTCCATAGCCTCGCCAATCGTCGAGATAACGTGGCTTGAACCATCCTCGCCGGAGACTAATGTAAAGTCCATATGCACGGTGACATAGAACAATGCAGTGCCGTGTTTGTTGATTCGTTCGGTTACTTGCCGATCAGTGACCTTTGGCAGAACGCATAATTTGTGCTCTGCAAGAATTGGAGCCATTGCATTGTAAACGTCATCGATACCTCTAAACTTGTAACCTTGGCCTTCGTTGACTCTTGATTTTGAGATGCCTTCCTTTGAAATCGAAAGCATAACCTTTGAGATAGCTTCGTAAATCTTTCGCACTTTTGACTCCTTCAGATAAACAGGAACATCAACACGCCGAAGTAAATTCCCAATGCTGCGCATAGCAACCAATCACTCCTCGTCGGTTTCCATTTCTCCAAGTTCGTACTCCTGTTGTTCCAACTCTTCTTGCATTCTTTCATTTCTTTCCCTTTCAAAATTGTGGCGATACAACTCGCGCTCTAAGAACCAGTCATAGTTCATTTTTTTTCTCCGTGTCAGTGACTAAGGTGCAAAAATCCGAGCTGTAAGAGTAAGATTTGGAGAACGCTGTGGCCTCGATCTTGATGTTATGTTCCCTGTCGAAGAACTCGACTAGGATTTTTGCTACCTGTTCTTCCGTAAGTGCGATCTTCATGTTTGCTCTTGGTACGGGCCGAAGCCCCAATTTATTAGTAAGAAACTGTGAAGCCTTCAGCTTCAAGCTTTGCTGCAAACTCTGGTGCAGCAGATTTGCGAACTTCGCAGGAAACTCCGCCGCAAATGCGGTCTTTGGCGTTTGTGTTGTTAGCCACGAAAGTAACCGTGGTTGCTGAGAAATCGAAGGGAAGAACCTGGAAATCGCTCATTTGAATCTCCTTTGAAGAGCGGGTTAATAAGTTCGTTTGCATGGGTGTATATTGACCGAATAAAACCTTTAAGACTGTCGCCGCGATGACAATCTCTGCCACTGATACCAAGAAAAAACGCCGTTCGTCGGTTAGCCCTACTCAGAGGTCTCTAGCTCTGCTGAGAGAGCAGGGTTATCTCTGTCAAGTAGTCGAGCATTGGAATCCCTGGGCCAAGATCAGGCAGGACCTATTTGGGATAGGGGACATCCTTGCTATCAAGGACGGAGAGACTTTGCTGGTTCAGACAACCAGCAGGTCTAATATGAGTGCGCGGGTGAAGAAGATTTCAGAGAGCGAGGTGCTCCCCGTCATTCTTAGAGCTGGATGGAAGATCCAGGTTCACGGATGGGGGGAGCTGGTGACCGGTTGGGACTGTAAAACCTTCGAGTTTTAATCTTCGTCAGTTTCGTCAGCTTCGAGCTGTGCATCTAAAAGACGCTTGTACAAGTCTCCAAGATTCGAGTCGACACGCTGTTCAGCCACGAAATCAAAAATGAGGTCAAATTCTTCTTGAGACAGTTCAACGATTGCGTAGGTTTCCATAAAAAAAACTCCAGGTTGAGCGTCGGGATGACGCGAGATGATTGTGTCACAAACTTGTGAAAATTCTGTGATACAGTTCGGATGTCGGCTGGCAACCGGCGTTGCAGAGAGGAAAGGAAACTAACCCCAGATGTTTTAGGTTGGGGCGTTAAAGATGATGTGCGTTTCCCTTAGGGGGAATTCCTTTCTTCTCAACGCCTGAGTCTGCCTTCGCCAAGGGTAACGCTCCAACCTAAGGTTTCTGGGGTTTTTCTTTGGTTCCGACCGTACTGTCCGCGTAAGCAATGAGTTAACCTGACTGCTGACAAGAAGAGGGTACTGGTAAGCCACGATGTTTGTGAGCCGGTGCAAATCCGTAAGAATCCAGCGGCTGGTCGAATCCCCAAGCCGAGGGGCTAGGCAACTAGCATGGGGATGGCGGTAACGTCCGAGGAACCATCTCTCTCTACTCCCGTTGGGGGTAGGGGGGTCTTTGCGAGGAACATACCTATTCTGGCACTTTTGCCACCTCTAGTCTTAGGTATAAGCACAAGAAAATGGCTCAGGCATTATCAACAGGCAAGTTTGCCGGTTTCGCCCAATGTCATCTCAGCGACATTCAACAAACAAAAAAAGGTCTACAGTAAAAACTCCAACACAGGAGGTTTTATGTTTATGTTTGAAGAGTTCTGGAGTAAGTACCCAAGAAAGGTCGCTAAACGCGCTGCACAGAAGGCATGGGCGAAACTATCGCCTGCTGAGCAAAAGTCTGCTGTAGAGGCTCTAGTGACGCACAACAAGTATTACCAGGTGAAGGGAACTGGGCAGGAGTTTATTCCTCACCCTGCCACCTGGCTGAACCAAGGAAGATGGGAAGATGAGTTAGAGATTGCGCCTACACAAGATAAGGTTGTGGTGTGGTGGGCTACAGAGAAGGGTACTGCTGAGATGGCAGCAAAGATAAATTGTCCGGCGAGACCAGGAGAGGACTGGAACTCTTGGAAGGCTAGGATTTCTGAAAAGCTGAGGGCGGCGTGAATGAGCTGGCTCTTTTCGCAGGCGCTGGTGGAGGAATACTCGGAGGGCATTTGCTTGGATGGCGAACCGTCTGTGCAGTCGAGTGGGAACCCTACGCCGCAAGCGTACTTGTGCAACGACAAAATGATGGGATTCTCCCGCCTTTCCCGATTTGGGATGACGTTCAGACTTTTGACGGAAAACCGTGGAGAGGCATTGTTGATGTCGTATCTGGAGGATTTCCCTGCCAGGACATCTCAGCAGCAGGAAAGGGAGCGGGGATTGATGGAGAGCGATCAGGAATGTGGCGAGAAATGGCGAGGATCATTTGCGAAGTACGACCCCGATACGCATTCATTGAGAACTCACCAATGCTCACTACTAGAGGACTTGACCGAGTCCTGTCAGACCTTGCCAGCATGGGGTTTGATGCGAGATGGGGAGTGTTGGGAGCAGCCGACGTTGGAGCGCCGCATCAGAGGGACAGAATCTGGGTTGTTGCCTACCCCAAAAGCGCAAGATTCCCGACATGCAAGTTCACGTCACCTTGGAAACGACAAACATTGGGAGTCAAATCTTGGGGAGGTATTCGTGGCCGCAACAAACTCAAAGAAGATGCCGCCGAATTTTTGCGAGGCGATGATGGGGTGGCCGCTAGAGTGGACAGACTTAAAGCCATTGGCAATGGACAAGTTCCAGCAGTGGCAGCAACAGCATTTAGATTGCTAACGGAGGGGTTATGACTGAGAAAGAACGGGTTTATAAGTTGCTTTGGGAACTGAGCAGGCGAGATGATATGGTTGCTGTTCAGCCGTATGAGCTGCGGGTGCTACTAGAAGATTTGGAGATGTCAAAAAAGACGCTTCAACAGATTTACATGGATTTGGACAAGGAAATGGCGTGACGTTACTTGATTATTTGGAAACTAGAAAAACGGGGATTTCTACGGCTCAGATTTGTAAAATCTTTCAACGCAGCGAGTCATGGGTGCATCGAGCATTGAAACAACTTATCGCGGATGGGTTAGTTGTGAGGGAGAAAAGACGCTTGCCTTCGTCCCTGGCTAACCGATATTCATTTGTCTATGTGTCTGTCAACAAGAAACCAAAGGTTTTGAACAGACAAAAAGTTTCGTTCAACAATCCCTTCAATTTGGAGACATGATGAAAAAACGCCAGATGACTGACAGAATGCAATGTAACCCACATCCAGATGCGCCGCATGGGTTTGATCGTAATGCCTCGCACAATGCCGATCGTTATGTCTGCGAATGCGAGGGCTGGGAACCAGAGCCTAAAATAGAACAAGATGCAAGCAATGACCGGCTCTGAAATTTAGCCCTTCAATTCGAAAACATAATGAAAAAGTCATGGGATCAGTTGCCGCCAGGCAAGGCAAAACAGGCTTTTGTAAAGTGGGCGCTATCGAAACAGATTCCACTTGAAACTGCCAAACTAATTGCAACGCGTAAGTTTGGCGGTTCAAGCAAGAGCCGCATGATTGATGATTACCAATCCAATAAAGACTCAAGATTTTTGTGATTGCTGTTTACACATCTATCTTTGACAATTACGACCCGCTGCATTACGCGGTCAGGCAGTCTGTACCCACGAACTTTTACGCGATTTCGGATGAAGCGAAACCTAACCAAGGTTGGCAACAGATCATCACATCCAAACAGTTTGTTGACCCAAGGATGGACGCAAAGTGGTTCAAGTGTTTCCCTGACAAATTGGAGTTCGATGAGGACTATGTGATCTGGGTGGACGGTTCCATACGGATCACAAGCCCTAAGTTTGTGGAGTATATGGTCGAACAAGCCGGAGATACGATGGCAGCGTTCCAACATCCTTGGAGGACTTGTATCTACCAAGAAGCCCAAGAGTGCCACGACATGGCTAAGTACAGGGATCAGCCCATCTTGGCTCAGGTCGAGCATTACAGAGGCTTAGGATGGCCTGAGAACGGTGGTCTTATTGCAGGCGGTGTTATCTGTTGGAAGCGGTCTTACATCAATCCTAAAGCCAACCAAGCATGGTGGCAGGAGATGATGAAGTGGACCCTACAAGATCAGCTCTCATTCCCGATCATCGCGTCAGAACATGGTTTAGAGGTTAATGTTTGCAACAAGCCGCTTATGAACAACGAATACTTTCAGGTGGTTGCCCACCACAGAATGGATGGATATGAAAAAGTTACCGATTTTGATATGCACGACAGGATCGCCAAGCCTTGAAATCACGCTGTCGAGCATCAGTCTATACGCCAAAGAAGCGCCTGTTTATCTGTCGAGTCGGTCCGAGACAATGGACCCACGAGTTTTCAGGTGGGTACTCAACTCGCAGAGTAACTTCGGTGATGCTTACAACAAAGTCATGGACGATGCCTTCCAGTACCACGATGAAGTCATCATCGCTAACGACGATATATGCTTGACTCCAGATTCCTACAGGCTGCTTTGTGAGGATGTCCAACATCTGAAGGATGCAGGGCATAAATTGGGCGTTATTGGGTGTAGGTCTGACTTCATCTTGGCAGATCAAAACATCCGGTACGAATCAGGGCCAAGAAACGGTATCAGATGGGCAGAGGAGGACACGATCAAGGAGGTTTCTGTGATCGCTCCGATATTTGCTTATGTCTCAAAGGAGGCTTTCAGTCAGGTCAGGTTCCCGCCGATCAATTGGTTTTCAGACAATGTGTTTTGTCATACACTTACGGTATTAGACTTTAGGCATTTCGTTTCAAGGTCTTATGTGCATCATGCTGGGTCACAGACCGTAGGTCGAAACGACCAAAAGAATCTTATGGAGGCCTCGAGATGGCTGTGGAAAAACGAACCAGGGATAGCAAGGCACTACCGTCTCCCTACCGAATGAAGGAACCTCCAGTTCCAATCAGGTACGACAGGAAGGTCGGCATCCCACTACAACCTAAGAAGGCTAAAAAATGAAGGGTTTACTTGCCCCTAAAGTCATGATCGTCATCAAGCAGAAGGACGACGAAAACGAGTGTCCGCTGCCGACTAAAGACGAAGCTCTGAACGAGGAAAACAAACAGATCGCCGCAGAAGAGGGTATGTACGGTCCTGAGAGAGAGGGCGATACTCAATTCTGGCGCGATCTAGGCGCAAAGTGGCGTATCTCTGCAAGCCAGGCCCAAGAGAGGCGCTGCGGTAATTGTGGATATTTCGACATGGACATGCAGGATTGTCTACCTGAGGGTGTCGGGTACTGCCACGAGTGGAACTTTATGTGCTCTCCCGAAAAATCTTGTATGGAGTGGAAAAGTGAAGAAAGCGATATGGGAGAAGGCGAGACCGAAGAAGCTGGGGAAGAGTGAACCGCTTTCCAAGTCTGAGAAGAAGTCCGCAAAAGCAATGGCTAAGTCAGCAGGTAGGCCATATCCTAATCTTGTAGACAATATGCGAGCAGCAAACAAATGAAAAAGACGAAAGCGGAGAAGAAGATCTCCAAAGTGATGACTGAGTACAACAAGGGTAAGTTGCACTCTGGAAGCAAGAAGGGTCCGGCGGTAACGAACCCCAAACAGGCGATTGCGATTGCACTTTCTGAAGCTGGTGTGAAGAAGAAGAAATGACCGCAGCCTGGACAAGGAAAGAAGGCAAGAACGCCAAGGGTGGGCTCAACGAGAAGGGCCGGAAGTCTTACGAGCGTGAGAATCCTGGCTCAGACCTAAAGGCTCCCGTTAAAAGCGGTGATAACCCGCGTAGAGCGTCTTTTCTTGCGCGAATGGGGAATATGCCAGGGCCAGAGAGAAAGCCTGATGGAAGCCCTACCAGACTGCTCCTAAGCCTAAAGGCGTGGGGCGCAAGTTCCAAGGCTGATGCTAAGGCAAAGGCCAAGGCTATCTCGGCGAGGAATAAAAACCGATGACCTCCAACGGAGAATACGGTGAGTCAAGTAGAAAAAGTTTCGATAGAAAAGCTCATTCCTTACGCAAGGAACGCAAGAACACATGACGAGGCGCAAGTCTCTCAGATTGCAGCCTCTATAAAAGAGTTTGGGTTTAACAACCCAATACTCATCTCTGACGATTACTCAATCATTGCCGGCCACGGAAGGCTTGCCGCAGCGAGAAAGCTGGGGTTAGCAGAAGTTCCTGTTATAAAACTGTCTCATTTAAGCGACACTCAGCGTAAAGCGTATGTGCTTGCTGACAACAGGCTCGCGCTCAACGCAGGTTGGGACAACGATTTACTTAAGCTAGAGCTGATCGAGCTAAAAGCAGAGGATATTGACCTCGAAATGCTTGGGTTCTCTGCGGAGGAGCTAGACGGTCTCTTAAACGCGCTTGAGCCAACGGAAGGATTGACCGACGAGGATGCTGTTCCTGAGCCTCCGCCGGAGCCTATTACAAAGCCCGGAGACATCTGGATACTAGGCAAGCACCGGTTGATGTGCGGTGATAGTACGAGTGTGGATGCGGTTGATAAGTTGATGAAGGGCCAAAAGGCAGATATGGTGTTTACTGATCCGCCGTATGGCATGTTTCTGGACACGAATTACGACAGCATGTTTAGCAACGACAAAAATCACAAGAAAACAGGAAATCGCTTTGATGCAGTAAAGGGCGACCATGAAGACTTCAATCCTGAATTTATCAACACGATTTTTGCCACGTTCGACTACTGTAAAGAGATATTTCTTTGGGGCGCTGATTATTACGTTGACCTGATACCAAATCGAAATAATGGATCATGGGTCGTTTGGGATAAGCGATGCGACGAAAAAATGGACAAGGTTGTCGGTAATACGTTTGAACTTTGCTGGTCAAAGGCAAAGCACAAGCGTATGGTCGCAAGAATTTTGTGGTCAGGCCATCACGGAATGCACAAGGATGACACAAAGACTCGTGTGCACCCTACTCAAAAGCCAGTAGAGCTTGTTTGTTGGTTCTTTGACTACTACTCAATGGCCGACAAAAAAATCGTCGTAGATCTATTCGGCGGCAGTGGTAGTACGCTTATTGCCTGCGAGAAAACAGGTCGGTCTTGTCGAATGATGGAACTAGACCCAAAATACTGCGATGTCATCGTCAAGCGATGGGAAGAATTTACCGGCAAGAAGGCAAAATTAGTTAGTGAAAACTAACATTCGGAGTTAAAAAATATGCAGGGCGTGTTGCATGAACCAACGGATGAGAACAGAAAGCTAGTCAGAGGGCTCGCTGCGGTTGGCGTTCGTCACGAGGATATTGCAGCCAAGATAGAGTTAAGCGCGGATACGCTTGTCAAGTATTACAAGAAGGAGCTTGATGACGGTCGCGTGGATGCCAACGCAGCGGTGGCTAAAAGCCTCTACCAGCAAGCTATGTCGGGAAACACCACGGCGATGATCTTCTGGTTAAAGACGAGGGCTAAATGGCATGAGAGCGTTAAACACGAGATAACAGGCGAGAATGGTCAACCAGTTGCAATGCAAATCTCATGGGCGCAACCAGAATAGTCATTCCTTATGCTCCGAGGCCGCAGCAACTTACAATACACAATGCGCTTGGGGAGAAAAGATTTGTAGTTGTTGTTGCTCATAGACGTTTAGGAAAGTCGGTCTCTGCGGTCAACCATCTCATAAAAGAAGCGATCCAGAATCAGAGAGAAGCACCGCGGTACGCATTCATTGGGCCAACTTATTCACAAACCAAGCGAGTGATCTGGGATTACCTCCTAAAGTTCACACAACCACTAAACGCCACCGCAAATATCGCGGAGCTTAGAGTTGATTTCTGGGGCAGGAGGATTCAGCTTGCAGGATCAGACAACCCAGACTCTCTCAGGGGGCAGTATTTCGATGGAGTGGTGTTCGACGAGTTTGGGGACCAAGACCCAAGAATCTGGTCGGAGGTTGTAAGACCAGCTCTATCGGACAGGATGGGATGGGCCTTGTTCCTCGGAACACCGAGAGGTGCGAATCATTTTAAGAGCTTGCGAGACTATGCAGCAGAACATAGTGATTGGGCCATGCTTGAGTTCAGGGCATCAGAAACAAATCTTATTCCTGAAAGTGAACTCAACGCCGCACGAGAGCAAATGGGAGACGATAAATTCTTACAGGAGTTTGAGTGCAGTTTTGACAGTGCCATTGAGGGATCATATTACGGGCAGCTTCTCAATGAGTTGCCGACTGAGCGATTCTGCGAGATTCCTGTGGACGGGATAGCACGGACATTCTGTGCCTGGGACTTGGGAATCGGAGACTCCACGGCGATCTGGGTGTGTCAGAAAGTCGGTTTGGAAACAAGGCTTATTGACTTTGTTGAGAATCACGGTCAAGGCTTGGATTGGTATGTCAACTGGTTGAGATCAAATCATTATGATCTTGCGGAACAACTTCTGCCTCACGACGTGCAGGTCAGAGAATTAGGATCAGGCAGATCGAGACTTGAACTTTTACAAGAGGCGGGGCTAAATATCACGATTGTGCCAAGGATGGCAGTGGACGATGGAATCCAGGCAGCAAGACGTTTGATTCCATTTTGTTGGTTTGATTCTAAGACCAAGCGAGGTGTGGACGCGTTGCGTAATTATCGGCGACAATACGATGATAAGCGTCAAGTGTTTTGGGATAAGCCTCTTCACGATTGGGCATCTCACGCAGCAGACGCATTTCGGTATCTAGCGGTCGGGATGAACGAAACAACCAGTTGGTCCAAACCTCTGAAACCTAACACTTTGTGGGTGGTGTGATGGATGAAGGTCGGCTAAAAGCAATTTTACAAGGTGAGATTGATAACGCCATTGGTTTCTTGCAGACAGAAACCGTGGAGCAGCGGACGTATGCACTTAAGTCTTATTTAAGGGAACCTTATGAGAACGAGGTCGAGGGAAGGTCTGCGATTGTTACGGGTGAGGTTGCAGAGGTTGTCGACGGGATGTTGCCACCTCTCATGCGTTTGTTTACATCTTCCGACCAAATTGGTGTGTTCGAGCCTGTTGGTCCTGGTGATGAACCTTTGGCTGAACAGGCTACAGATTACTGTAATTGGGTGCTGATGAAACAGAACCCAGGCATCTCTATCATGCACGATTGGTTCAAAGACGCGATTCTGCAAAAAGTCGGTGTCGTGAAGGCTTACTGGGATGACTCGATTTCTGTCACGAAGGAACAGTACGCCAACTTAACGGACGATGAGCTGGCGATGCTCCTGTCCGATGGGACGATGGAGATTGCTGGACAGGAGACGGTTGAGCAAGAGATGGATGGGCAAGTCTTGCGTGTCCATAATGTTGCGTTGATGCGGAAGAATCAGGCAGGAAGGATCAAGATTGAGAACGTGCCTCCGGAGGAATTTCTCATCTCCAAGGCTGCAAAGACTGTTAGAGATACGCCGTTTGTGGCACACAGAAAGCTGATCTCGCGTTCGGACTTGGTGAGCATGGGGTTTGATCCTGAAGTGGTAATGAACCTTCCTGTGTACAACGATCTCGAGTTTTCAGCGGAGAAGGTTGCTCGATACTATAGAGACGAACAACCCTATCAAGAGCCGAGTCTAGACAAGTCGATGCAGACCGTCGAGGTTCACGAGTGTTACCTCAAGACGGATTTTGATGGGGATGACATTGCAGAGCTTCGACAGATCTACTTCTCAGGGAACGAGATTCTGTCGAACAAGGATGTGGATTATGTGCCGTTCTACACCATCTGCCCGATCCCGATCCCGCATCGATTTTTCGGGGATTGCCCAGCGGATCGCACGGTAGACATTCAGAAGATCAAAACAACGGTTACCCGTCAGATGTTGGACAACCTATATCTGCAAAACAATACAAGGGTCGGCGTTGTTGAGGGCCAGGTCCATCTTGATGATCTATTGACAGTAGCACCTGGTAGCATCGTTCGGATGAAGAACCCGAATGCCTTGGTCCCGATCCAGACTCCCGCGGTCGGGCAGCAAGCATTTCCTTTGTTGGAGTACCTTGATCAGGTTCAGGCCAAAAGAACTGGCGTTACAGAGGCATCTCAAGGTTTAGACCCGAATATCCTACAGAATGTGACTGCAACGGCGATTGCCGCTCTCACGCAAGCGTCACAAGGCAAGATCGAACTTATCGCTCGCGTCTTTGCAGAAACAGGTGTAAAAGACTTATTCAAAGGACTTTTGCATCTCTTATGCAAGTTTCAGGACAAATCAGTCATTCTTCGAATGCGCGGGGAGTATGTGCAGTACGACCCAAGAGAGTGGTCGAACCAATACGATGTATCAGTGAATGTGGGTCTTGGGACAGGAAACGTCGAGCAAAAGATGGCGATGCTAAGTATGGTTCTCGCAAAGCAAGAGCAGATGCTCCAGATGTTGGGGCCAAACAATCCTTTAGTGAGCTTGTCGCAATATCGATCAACGCTCGGAAGATTGGTTGAGGCGGCAGGATTTACTGACTCTGCTGAGTTCTTCAAGCCTGTGACGTTAGAGGTCGACCAAGCACTTGCCCAACCCCAACAACAAGGTCCAGATCCCGCAATTCAGATGATGATGGCCCAAGCGCAAGCGGACATCGAGATCAAGAAGCAGAAAGCGATGGCAGACATTCAGTTAGCCAGAGAGAAGGCCGTGGCTGAGTTAGAACTAAAGCGGATGGAGTTCGAGGCCGAGGCTCAGATGAAGGCGATGAAGGTTGGCGCGGGTATTACTTCCAACATCGAGATACCAGGATAAGACATGGCAATTTTGAATGTTTTCGGGCTGAATTGGGATACAGACTCAAGTCTGGCGACAAAGCAAGGCTATATCCAAACGCTTCTTCGTGCCGGTGTTAGCGGTCAGGAGATTAAAGACCTTATTGCTTCCATTGATCCAAGCAATGCCAATCAAACGGTATACGACATTCTAGGTATACCTAATACGTTTCCGCAACCTGTTGTCACTCAAGAGCCTATCTACACGCAGCCAGAACCTGTTTACCAAGAGCCCGTCTATCAGGAGCCTGTGTACCAAGAGCCTGTCTATCAAGAGCCAGTGTATACACAACCCGTATACACTCCTCCTCCTGCCGCTCCGACCTACAACGTATTCGGTCTTTCTTGGGATTCTGGTGCGAGCCTTGCAACGAAGCAGGGATACATTCAGTCGTTGTTATCTGCTGGTATTAGCCCAGATCAAATAAAGGCTAGGATTACCGAGTTAGACCCAGCCAACGCAACGCAGGCTAACTTCGATCTGCTTGGTATTCCAAAGCCGACCCCAACGCCAACCCCAACTCCAACCCCAACGCCAACTCCAACTCCAACCCCTACCGTAACTGCGCCAACGACAACAATCGTCGAGCAGCCAAGAAACACATCACAAGATGCTGTGACGCTGATGGCAGCGCAGTTAAGTTTAGGACTGCCAGCCGAATGGTCTTATTACACGCCACAAGACAAGGTTAACTGGTTTAACGCCAACAAGATTACCGAGCAGACGCTTAAAGACTATAAGGTTCCGCAAGCGGATATTGATGCAGCCATAAAGTTAGGTCTCGGCAAATCAACTCCTCCTCCACCAACATTTACGTTGCCTGCGGGAATGACACTCCCATCAAATTGGGCGAGTTTTACAGGCCAACAAAAAGTCGACTATTACAACGCAAACAAAATTACCGCAGATATGTTGCGTGCCGCGAATGTGCCTGAGGCCGATGTCCAGGCGGCAATTACTCTAGGTTTAGGTAAGCCAACTACAACAACCCCGACAACTCCGACAAAAACGCCGACAACAACCCCGACAACTTTTAATCCACAAGATTTTATTCCTCCTACTTATAATCTGCCTGCCACAAATTTTGTGCCTTTTGCCACCGGAGGTGGTCAGACAAGTCTTGCAGTTCCGACTACAGGGTTTTTTTACAAGACAACACCGACACCGGAAGTCCCGTTTCAGTTTCAGTCTGGAGCCGCTGGTTACACTAATTTGCGTCCAATGACACTAGAATTTGGTGTTCCCGCAAATGTTTCTAAGGTACAACAATTTATACCTGGTGATTTTAATAAGGCAGGGGTTGGTACAGATTACGGCTGGGCAAAGACAAACGAACAACTAACACAACAAGCCGCAGCACAAAATGCCAAAAATATGTCCTACCAAAACATTGTTGACGGTGGATTTGATGGTGGGATGATCGTCGGATTCAAGGACTACGAAGGCAAGCCCGATGATGATGTGAGTTATGAGATGGGTGGCAAGATCAAGTCTTTGCTTGGACCCGATCCTATGGGACCAGACGAGGGTTACGCAAAATTGCAGCGTGGTGAGTATGTTGTGAAGAAAAAAGCCGTAAACAAGTACGGTGAAGAGTTTCTAAAAGCACTCAACGAGGCTCGATTACCCAAACAGAAGGTGAAAAGTTTGTTATGACGCAAAGATGGGAACGCGCAAAGGCTTTACTTGGTGATGAATTTCTGCAAGAAATATTTGCAGAGTTGGAAAACGATGATATTCAGCGTATGATAAATAGCAGGCCAAATGATGTTGACGTGCGCGAGGAGGCTTATGGGGCTATTCGTGCGATTCATCGACTAAAAGCTCGTCTTGAGTCGATTGCATCAGAAGGTGAAATGGCTAAGAAACGATTTAAAATTTTTTGAGGTTAGTTTATGGATAGCAGCAACCCGAATGGGACTAGCTTGACAGTGGGACAGGCAGCAAATACGTTCTTGGGGATGATGGATGGAGAAGAGCCTCAGCAAGAGCAAGCTCAAGACCAGACAGAAGATCAAGAACTTGTTGCCAGTGAATCCGAAGAGAGTGAGGAGGAACAGCGATTCGTTGTGAAAGCAGCGGGGGAAGAGCGCGAAGTGACCCTCCAAGAACTGATCGAGGGATACCAGAAGGGTACGGATTACCACAAAAAGACTAATCAGCTTGCAGAGCAGCGGAAGGCAGTAGAGGCAGAAAAGTCCGCAATCGAGCAAGCAAAACAGGCGAGAGACGCATATTCTCAGCGGTTGCAGGCGATGGATAACTTCCTGAACCAGCAGATGCGCGGTGAGGATATTGAAAGCTTGAAGGACGTAGACCCGATTGCTTATGCAGTAAAGGTCGCAGAACGCACACAGCAGGAAAAGCAGATCCAGCAGATTCGTGCAGAGCAGCAACGCATTGCGAGAGAGCAACACGCAGAGCGCGAGGCACAGATGGAAAGGCATCTTGTTGAGGAGGCGAAGCGCGTTGCAGAAGCGATTCCGGATTATGGGCATCCTGAGAAGGGTGAGAAGGTACGGTCTGAACTTCGTAGTTTTGCAAAGTCAATTGGTTATTCAGAAAACGAGTTGGCAAATGCAACAGATTCTCGCGCTGTGTTGACGTTGTGGATGGCGAGTCAGTTTCAGAAACTTCAGAAGTCTGGCGTTAATAAACGGGTTGTTGAAGCGCCCAAAAGTTTGAAGTCTGGTAATGCGACGGGTAAGACCATAGCCACAGAGCAGGCTAAGGCAGATTTTGCGCGGCTGAAGAAGACGGGTTCTCGTCAGGATGCCGCCAAGGTTTTTGAGAGATTTTTATAATTTAGGAGATTCAAAATGGCAGTTCCTTCAGGTACGTTTCAAACCTTCACTGCAATCGGTCAGCGTGAAGATTTGAGCGATGTAATTTACAGCAT